ACAGGAACATTCACTTCTCTTCTTGCCTCCCTTCTTTTTCTTCTTCTTTTTCTTAGTCGTAGAATGGTACATGGTAAGAATTAGGTAGTTCTTAGTATATTCTAAACGAAGTCTGCCCTAGTGTCTCTGGTTTTGCAAGATTAAATTGTTGCAGACAAAGATAACCAAAAGCATCAAACGCATGGTCAACCCCTAAATTTTTATTTGGTAAACCAGTATTCGGTGCGTATGTAAGAGTTCTCAATGCTTTTATTAATTCTTTACATCTTGGATGGATAAAAGTTCTTCGATCTCCATTTGCATCAAGTAAAGCAGTATTAACAGAAGTAATTTTATCTCTGATCTTCCACGGACTTTTCGGACTCATAACTGTAAAACCAGACCTTCTAAGAATTGTATGGTCTGTAACACCGACTCCACTTGTTTTCCTCGCACTACCAGTAGGATCAGGACAGGCAATAATTCTTCGATCCACACCATATCTTCTTGTAACCTCTTCAGCAAAATCCCAAGTGGTAGCACCACCCGTTAGCATGATTTCATCAAACACATATAGGTTATTGTCATGCTTTACCGCACAAATTCCTGCCATGGGGTCAACGTTAAAGTCCAACCCAATTAACAAAGGAAGTAAATGTAGATCTTGCACTTCCTTATCAATATTGTCATCTCCAAAACTGACAGCGACAAGACCAGTTAAATTTTCAAAACTGGCCTCAAACTCCTGTCTAAATGTCCTCGCATCTAACTGACTTCTAGCAGCTTCCACCTCCTCCTTCTTTACGTTACCCCCTTCAATAGTGGTAAAGCTCCACCTTTGCCAATCATCCCACTCCTGTTCACCACAAAAACACCACATATCATAAAACCAACTCGCAGTACCATCAGGAGTACTAATAAATAATGCCCATCCCTGTTTATCAGCCAATGCAGGTCTAATAACCTCTGCCCATACATCTCGATCCATAAATGCAGCCTCATCCAGTACAACACCAGCTAGACTTCTACCCCTCAATGCCATCGCATTTTCTGTTCCCTTTAACTCAATAGTCGATCCATTAATCAATTCCAACCTTAAATCTGTCTCATTTTTACTTTTTATCCAGATATTCGGTGTTAATCTTTTCAACTCCTTCCACGCAATATCCTTTGCCATTCGATAAGTAGGAGCACAATAAAAATAAACTTCATTAGGTCGATTGATTGCTCCTCTGAGCAACTCAATACAGGATAAATATGATTTTCCAAACCTTCTTCCTGCAACCAACACCCGAAATCTTTTATCACTATTGAATACCTCCCCCTGTGCATACCTTAAACTTATTTCTTCCTGTTTTTTTACCGCCATAACACTAAAAATAACAAAAGTCTGAATAAGTACCCCCTCTTTATAGCCTATTTCAGCATTTTTGGGTTATAGTTTCAGTAACAACCCTTTATAAGATCAAGTCCGTGGCTTCTTCTACATTCCCAGATAACCTAAATAATAATCCAATAGCCCAACCAGTAAGAAAAAGAGTTCGCTCTGCTATGTCGGATGTCCTAAAACGTTCTCAACGTCTTTACGCTCGTCAACTGGAAGGAAAAACTACTCGCCAGCTTGTCCTAGAACACGCAAATATTGAAGGAATATCTGAAACAACAGCTTGGGATGATTGGAATAGAGTTAAAGTTTGGAATAATGAAGATTGGGAAAAAGATAGAGAGACTCTTCTACCACGTCTACAAGCCATGAGAGTGCGTTTATTCAATAAAGCAGTTAAAAAGGGTCAGCTACAAACAGCAGCACAGATTCTAGACTCTCTAGGCAAAGTAATAGGCGAATCCGTAGAAACTGTAAACATCCAAGCTCCAGAATTATCCATTCGAGTAGAACCAAAAAATTAACGGATATATATTTAAGTCCCCCATGGCGTTTTTGCCAGCAAAAAAGTCTGAAACAGTCCCCCCAAAGTCTGAAAAAGTCTGAAAAAAAATAGTCTGAAAAAGTGAGTAAAAAAAAATAGTAGTCTGAAATAGTCTGCACTAATAAATAATAATAAAGTCTGGAATAGTTAACTAGTTTTTGATATAATTAAATTAAGCTTTAGTAAAAATTTATTTTGATTATCTGAAATTCCTCCAGATGTAAAAACATCAAAGACGAATAAAGGAAAATTAATTTACAGATTTGCTAAAGCAATAAAAAACAAAATTAACTTAATCCTTCCGATTATGAGAAAACTAAAAACCCAAAACAAAGGGAGAAATACGGTTGAAGTCAAAGTGACTTTAAAGCCTGAAATAGCAAAATTATTAGATGCTGCTATCCAATTAAAAAATCCAGATTTAACAAGAAGTGGATTTTTAAAATTATGTCTTACTAAAGAATTAAGACAGATTACATTAGGAGATATTTAAAAATGAAATACAATTTTATTTTTTATGGTATCGGTTTTTTATCTTTGATGTTGGTTAATATTGTTGCCAACAATTTAGAAAAGGATAAAAACTATCAATATCTAACTACTCAAAGATGTTTAGAAATTCAAAAAGCATTTAACGGAGATTTAAAAAAATGTCTTTAAAAACAACAAAACAAATCAAATCAAAAAGAAACAAGATCAAGGATTTAAAAACAACAAGAGTTGGTCTTGTATTACTTGGTCATGGTCAATGCTCTTGGTGTATTACTTCAGATGATGAAGTCAAAAATGTAGTTCTTGCTTTTCGTACTGCTCGCTATATGCGTAGATCATGGAAAGGTATTTATAGTTTCAAAAAGGAAGCAATTATAAATGTTCATATTTATGACATTACTAATTGTGAGACATGGAACCATAACGGATTTGGTCACGTTACTAACGAAAAGGGTGAAACACTTCCATTTATAGAAACTATTGATACTGTTTTATAAAAATTTTAACTCTTCCTGGGGAACATCAATCAATGATAATTTCCCCAAAAACCTTACAACAACTAACTTTTTTTAATTATGACTATCAAGCAAACAACTTGGACTACTGCAAGTTCAAACACCAAAGACCATGGAAAAAAGTATAAAACTTTTTCTTTTTCTGCATCTTCAATTTATGAAATTAAAGATACAGATTTAATTGATTTATTCATTACAGTAGGTCAAGGTATTACATACTGGGGAGAAGCTTATATTAATTTTCGACCTAATAAAGCCTATGAAAAAGGATTTTTAAAAATAGAGAGAGAGGGGGGCATATATATTAACACTAATAAATTTGATTTAGACTCTCAAATATTTTGTGTTGATAGGTGCGATGATACAGAAATAGAAATTATTGATACTAAAACTGTAAGAGATTTTATTAATGCAATTAAATCTATTATTGAACATCCAAATACTAAGGGAGAATTAAAATCTAATTTAATTGAAGCTTTAGCAACTCAAGATTTCAGTTTATTAGACGCTGGCGATTGTGATTATATATTTCAAAAATGTATTTTTGGGAGTTGTGTATATGGATAATAAAAAATATAAATATTCAGATTATTTAGAAATTTCTGAAACTTTCAACGATTGGCTTAAACAAGTACCTTTTGGTTTTTGGATAAAAGGAATAAAAGTAAATCAAGATAGATCGGTTACTTTTATATTTAAAAATTCTTTAGATTCTGAAAGATGGATTGAGGAATAAAAAAACCAAGATAAAATTAATATCAGGATATTAAAAATCCTGATATTTTTTTTTTGAAAAAATTTTAAAATTTTTGAAAAATTTTGAAAAAAAAATTTTAAAAAAAAATTTAAAAATAAAAATTTAAAAATTTAATTAAAAATAAAAAAAATAAATTTAATTTAGATAGTAAGTAAAAAAAAATAATTAATATTATATTCTAAATGAAAAAATGAATGAAATTATGAATGAATGAATGAATGAATGAATGAATGAATGAATGAATGAAAAATAATTAATGAATGTTCTTTTTAATACTTGTTTTTATTAGCATGATGTTATAATGACAATGTACATTCATACTTTCCAAAAATGAAATTAATCCCTTACGGTTCAAATCAAAACCTAGTTGAAATTAACAAAGATACAGAAATTTTTTATAGCTACAAAACAGCAGTAGCGGGAAAAATAAAAGGGAAATATTATCGTACTAATAGATGGTACAGCCAAACAACAACAAGACATATAAATAATTATCTAGGAAAATTAATTTATACTGAATGCGAACCTAGTTTTTTTGAGTCAATAACAGATACAAATTATATAGATGTAACGCCAATTGAAAAAGAACCATTATTAATAAAAGGTAACTAATAAAATGAAATTTTCAGAAAAATATTTTAAAGGGTTAACACCTCAACAACATTACTTAAATAATGTTTGGTTTATTCAAACATTAGATAAGTTAAAAGATACTGGAAAATTATACATACCAGTAATAGATAAAACATTTAACAAGTATGGAGATTTAATTAAATGAATTTTTCAACAACTCAAAAAAATTTAATTATTGGACTTATAAAAGATAAGTTTCATATGAATAAAGAAAATATAGAATACTGCGAAAATTATATAAATGATGGTTTTTTAATGGAAGAAACCAAAGAAGAAAGAAGAAGAAATATTGAAAGTAATAAACAACTAATAACAGAAACAAGACTTGAACAGAGAGAATTATTTAAATTATTAAATAAATTTACTTTGAATGAAGTAGAGGTGTAAAAACCTCTATTTTTTTATATATATATTTACATCTAAACTATTTATATATATAATACTTACATAACATCATATTATTATGGCACTTTCCAAAAACAAAAAACCTATGAATCTCATGGTTTATCAATCAATTATGGGTGAATACCTTATTCATCCCTCTGAATGTCTAGAAAATCTAAACATACAGAAAGCAATAAGCATGAATGATGAAGTCATGCTTAGAAAAATTCTTGAATGTGAGTATTGATTATGGGTAGAAAAATGACTAAATTGGATAACTCAAACAAGTTATTCTTACATACACTTGGAAATCAAGTAGGAAGAGCAAAGATTATGAGAATTAGAGATATTAAAAAAAATAGATTTATTAACACCATTCAAACAATTTCTAAAAAAGAAAAATGAATTACAAAGTTACCTATGCAAGTGATTATCTTGATCCTAACCCTACTATCAAGATTTTTGAAGAACATTATGAAATGGAAGAATGGGTACATGATGAAGTTCAAAGAAGAATTGAATTTCAAACTCAACATAGTCCTTTTTTCATTTCTGAAGAAGATTATAAAGATATGGAAGATACTGAATATGCACTTATAAGAATTGAAGAAATAGATACAAATTCAATTATTAAGGATTTTATTTAATTATGAAATATTTAGTTAAAACACTATCAGCATGGACTACTTTTGAAGATTTAATTCTAAATGAATCTGAATTAAAAGAGTACAAAGAATATGCAAGAGATCAACAATTACTTTTAGAGGTTAGTGATTATGAATCTTAAAACTCAAAAAATAGCACTAATTAATTGTTTATTAAATTTATATAGTGCGACTAATAATGAGACTTTAAACAAGTTTTATCAAGATTCAATTCATTTTTGTATTGGATTAACAAGTGAAGAAGCTACATCATGCCATGAGATAGCTGAAAGATTGTATTT